AGCACTACCCGCTACCTGCAGCCGGTTAACTCGATTGACCCTACACAGTCATCACGCGCCGCAGGCAGCCCCTGTCGTTGCCTGTCACCAGTCACCTCTGACCCTGAACTGTCACCACGTGGCAATCCCCACGTTGTCATGCTGAACTTGTTTCACGATAGAACACCGGAGAGTGACAAAACCCTGTTGACAGAGTGGAACATATGTTCTAGTATGGGCGCATGGATGAGTTACCCCCGGAGCAAGAGCACTACCAGGACGATGGCTGTGACCTCTTCCCCTCATGCCTGCGTTGCTCCCTCACCCGCTGTCGCTACGACATCCCGGGGAGGCAAACCCGAAAGGATCTGAGGAATGTAGAGATGGCGCGCCTCCACCAGGCAGGGGTTGCGGTCAGGGAGCTGGCAGAGCGCTTCGGGGTGAGCCGGCGAACTGTCTATCGCATCACAGCACCCCGATCGGATCGGGGGAGCTATGAATAATATAACCCTCCCCCAGCAACTGGCCCGGATGGACCGTGACCGCATGAATCGTTATTCTGAGAACCTGGCCTTCTACAACGGCGAGCAGTGGCCACAACGCTCCCTACGCGGTGAACGCCACTTGACTATCAACTATGCCAAAGCTCTCGTCGATAAAGTCAGCTCCTACCTTATGGCTGGTTTTACTTTCGCTGTTGACCCCGCTACTCCTCCGAGCAAAGCATCGCCCCGATGTATCGGGGTTCGTCGGACCGACACTTCCCCCGACCTTGCGGCGGCAGCCGAGCGCTTTTTGCGCAGTGTCTATGATGATAATGATCTTTTCGCCCTCGACTTTGATACCGAGGTGGACTGCGCCGTGCTTGGGGATGCCGCCTATAAGGTTACCTGGTCTCCCACTGAGAAGCGCATTCTCGTCACTGCTCCGGATGTCCAGGGGCTATACGCCTGGTGGATACCGGATAACGTTACTTCCGTTTACCGGGTGGCTGCGCGCTATCGCCTGTCCGCCGACGAGGTAAATATACTCTACGGTATAGTACCAAAGGGTAAGAGTGCCTGGGGTGTCGAGCTCTGGACAGACAGCACATTTGAGCTATGGATCGATAGCGACCAGGTCCATAGCAGTGCCAATCCCTACGGCTTCATACCCTACCTTATATTCCCCAATCTCAGGGAGCCTAAGAAGTTCTGGGGGGTCTCCGATATCCCCGTCATAATCGAATCCCAGCGCGAGCTCAATAGGGCCATGTCTCAGTTATCCCGAATCCTGGAGCTCTCAGGCAATCCTATCGCCGTCCTCGAGAATGTGGAGGAGTCCTCCGATATTGCCGTCAAGCCCGGCTCCGTCTGGAATATACCCGAGGACGCCAGAGCATACTTGCTTGACCTATTGCAGGGCGGGGGCGTTCGCCTTCATATCGATTTTATCGAGCTTCTATTTCGAATAATTCATGACGTTTCTGAATCCCCAAAGGCCGCATGGGGCGGCGCTGAGCGGGACCTGTCAGGCATCGCTCTGGAGATTGAAATGCAGCCCTTGCTTCAGAAAGTTAGGCGAAAGCGCCTCATCCGTGCTGCTGTATACCGACGCCGAAACGAGATGATTCTTTCCCTTGCAGAGCGCTTCCTGGGGCAATCCTATGGCGCTATCACCCACCGCATTATATGGGGGCCGGTACTGCCCCGCGACTTCCAGCGCCAGGTCACCAATGAGGTAGCCCTTATTCAGAGTGGTGTTCATTCCCGTAAGAGGGCTATGGATGGCCTCGGCATCGATGACCCCGAGCGGGAGTTTGTGCAGTGGCTATCCGAGAGACAGCGCATCATGCAGCAAAATAAAGACCTTAACACCAAGATGACGCACCTTGAGAGTGTGTGAGTGCTGCCGTTATCAAGGTGAAGGGAAATTATGAAGAGGAGGTCATTGTGACCCAGGAAAACAACGTCCGACAGAGATCGGACTCCGATGCTCCACTCGGAGACGAAACCACACCCGAAGACCCCGCGGCTACTCCGGACCACCCCGATCTATCAGGGCAGGTCGCCGACCTACAGGCGCAGCTTGCAGCCAGGGATGCCGAGTTTGGGAAGCTAAAGGAAGCCCTTGCAGAGAAGGGCACCCTTGCCGATACTCAGGAGCAGGAGCTTTCGACGCTGCGGACCGCAGGATCTGCCGCGGAGGAGAGGATCGCTGAGCTCAGCGGTAATCTCACTGAGGCCATTTCCAAGTACAAGGAGAGGCTCTATGCCGCCAATCCTGCACTGCTTGAAAATATGATCATTGGTGAAACCATTAAGGACATCGATGATTCTCTTGATAGTGCTCTCTTGCTCGTCGATAAGGTCAAGGCTCATGTCGCCGAGCAGTCGAAGGAGGTTGCCGTCCCTGCCGGCTCCCCGGAGCGCAGCGGCCAGGACCTCTCTGCCATGAGCGCTAAAGAAAAAATAGCTTACGCTATAGGAAAGGAGGTCAATTAGATGGCTATACTACTTGCCGAAGCAGCCAAACTAGCCACCGACATTCTCTTAGCGGGGGTCATGGAGACCATCGTCAAGGATTCGCCGATACTGCAACGGCTGCCGTTTGTTGAGGTTGTAGGAAACGGGCTAACCTACAATCAGGAGCTCTCACTGCCCGTCGTCGCATGGTATGACGAAAACGCTGCATGGGGAGCGGAGACCGCCCCAACCTTTAATAAGGTCACTGCCGGCCTGGAAATCCTCGGGGCTAACGCCGACGTGGACAACTTCATCAAGGCCACCCGCTCTAATATCCAGGACGTAGAGGCAGCGGTTATCGAGCTCAACGCTAAGGCCATCCGCCACGAGTTCGAGAAGACCTTCATCGACGGCCTGGGGACTTCCGGGGCTAAGGATTTTGCCGGCCTAAACGCCATCGTCCCCGTGCATGACGATTGGGTGGCCGATACTGTTTACGCCGTGGGGGACTATTGCATCGCCACCGCCTTTAACGGGTGTCGCTACCAGGTCACCGCAATAGCCGGTGACTTCAAGTCCCATGCCACCACCGAGCCGACCTGGCCAACCACCGAGGGTAGCACCGTTGTTGACGACCAGGTGACCTGGGCTTGCCGTTTCTGCCCCTCCATCGAGACGGGGACTAACGGCGCCACGCTCACCCTGGCTTTCCTCGACGAGCTAATCGATAAGGTATTGGGCGGGAAGCCCGACCTCCTGCTTATGAGCAGGCGGTCAAGGAGGAAAGTCAACGCCCTGTCCAGGGCTGCCGGCGTCAATCTCACCACGGAGCGTGACGAGTTCGGTAACTTCATTAATCTCTACAACGGCATACCCGTAGGGGTCAGTGACTGGATATTGGACAATGTCACGCAGGGGTCAAGCTCCGTTAGCTCCAGCATCTACGCCTTCCAAATGGGGGAGGGCGCTTTGTGCGGGCTTTCGTCCCCGGGGCTTATCCAGGTTGAGAGGGTCGGCCAGCTTGAGGGCTACGACGCCACCCGTACCCGCATCAAGTTTTACTGCGGGCTGGCGCTGTTCAGTGCAGTCAAGTGCGGCCGCTTGTACGGCGTGCTCGACTAGCTTTCTCCCATGATTTGAGGCGGGGTTGAGGAATGTCAAAAGTAGTGGCAAGTTTCGGCGGCCTTGTCAATATTTGGGGGTGGTATTTTTCATCCCCGCCTCATCGTGGCTTGTCCGACTGTAGATATCCGATCATCGAAACAGTGTCGCTCACGGTCGAATACGTAAGGCCGTTTTATTATACATAAAGGGGGATTTATGGACTTAGCAACGATGGTTACTCAGGTCAGGCGGGATCTCCGCGACGAGGACGCTGCAAACTATAACTGGACGGGTGATGAGATTGAGCGGCACCTCGCCCACGCCCTCCATGACCTCTCCGAGCAGATTCCCTTACAGACTACCGCTACCCTCGCCACCGTCGCCGATTCCATGGATCTCAACATATCATCCCTCACTAACGTTGTGATGATACATGCCATTGAATACCCCCTTGGTTACACCCCCAAGCGATACCAGCGCTTCTCCCTGTGGGGGGACACTCTAACCTTCCTCGGTTCTCTTATCCCCGATGGCTCAGACTGCGTGGTGTACTACGGCAAGATTCATACCCTCAATGGTAGCGCTACTACCCTGCCCACGAAGTATCACGGCATTTTAGCTTCGGGGGCTGAGGGCTACGCCCTAATATCGTGGGGCTCTTACTCTGTAAACAGGGTTAACCTGGGCGGGCCCGACGTATCCTCCGATTACCGGCATGCTGGGAAGCTTAAACTCGATTGGTTTCAGCGTGAGATTAAGCGCCTGGGTCGCCGCCACCGGGCTGTAGTATCCAGGCTCTATACTCCCGCCGAGGCACCGGTGGGCATGGACGTTGATTATGGACCATAACATAACACGTCATTCTGGGTTAATCTCAGAAAGGAGTTCACTATGCAGCCAGGCACCTTGCCAATCATTATGTCCGGGCAGGCAGTTCAGTTCCCGATACACTAGCGGTTCTTATTTAATGCTTTAAGAGAGGAGGTATTAGTTATGGTTATTTCAAAGCTTAGCAGCAGGAAGTTCTGGATTGGCGTGATCGCTGCTATCTTTTCTATGGTGGCTCTTCTCGGCTATGACATACCCATTGAAGAGGTAGTTGTTATCGACGCAATAATGGCCATCTACATTCTCGCCGAAGCTATAGTGGACTGCTTCCGCAAAGAGCAAGCGTAAATGAGAAGCCTATCCGATACCCTTCGTGCAGCACAGCAGTCGAGATCCCCACGTCCTTATATCGAAGCTGAAGTCAGGCAGAGGATAGCGGGTATCCGTCGCTTCGATTTTACCCGAGATTACGCGGGTCCCCAGGACGACGGCTTCAACGCCTTAGCCGCCACCGGTGATAATCACATTCTCAGGGTATGGGTTAATCCCAATGATGACAAGCTATATGCTCAGAAAATCTAAGGAGGAAGAAAATGGCTAATGAACTCTATGACCATGGCAGGGAGGGCTTCCTGGACGGGAGCATCGATTG